CTTCGGCGTAACCAAGCCGGCTTGGGTCAAGGTAAATGTCAAGAACATCGTCTCCGAGAACGACAAGGACGAGATCACCACCGCCCCATTCTTCTACACGGGCCTCTACAACTTGATCTCTATCAAGAACCACTTCGTGGGCGGTAAGTTCACGCAGACGCTTGAAGTCTTGAAGATGAACGATCCAGCTCAAAATGCCAACCCAACCGTGCAAACTCAGATCCAGCAAGGACCTTCCGCATGAGGCAGCCAGATAATCCATTTGCCGGCTCAGGTCAGTTCACGATCTCGCTGGGTATCGTCAAGAACAATGCAGACGCTGCCCAGACCGGCCGCCTGCAGATCTACATCCCCGCGATTGACTCAAAGTACTTCAAACTTGAGGACTTGCCCTGGGCGCTTTATGTCACACCGTTCGGTGGTTCCTCGGCTAACGTCAAGGTTGGACGTTCTGCGCAGACCATCAACGGCATCACGACCTACGGCTTCTGGGCAATTCCAAAGATTGGGGCGCAAGTGCTTTGTGGTTTTCTCCAAGGTGAGCCCCATGTGCGCTACTGGTTCGGCAGCGTGTATATTCCACAGCTGACGCGCACGTTGCCCCAGTCAATTGACGGCGGCCTGACGGAGATCGACGGTATCAACCAGTATCCACAGGCGCTGATCAACTTTCAAAACCAAAACCTCACTGCGGCTGGACTTCAGCCTGGCACGTTGCACTACAAAACGCGCGGTGGCTATGAGCGTTCAGTATCCTACCCAGAGAACAACAACGTCAACCCACCCACGACCAACGGTTACGCGAAGAACACCGCCGACCCGATAGCTGCTGAGTCCCAGACGATCTGCTTGACTTCACCGGGTCGCCACTATTTCGTGATGTCGGACGTTGACGAGTACTGTCGCATCCGCCTGAAGACCACCGAGGGTTCACAGATCATCTTCGACGACACGAACGAGCGCATCTACATCTCGACCGCTCGCGGCAAGAACTGGATTGAGCTTGACGAGGGAAACGGCAAGATCTATCTCTATTCTGACTCAAAGGTGATGATCCGTGCAAAGAACGATATTGACTTTTACTCTGACGAGAACATCAACATCGTCGCAAACAAGCGCGTCAACATCAAGTCAGAAACTCGGTCGGTCAATCTCGAGAGTAATTACGACATTCGATTGTTGTCAAACTCCGGTGACGTCATGTTGACGGCTTCCCGCGACATTCACCTGAAGACGACCAACGGACCGATCGCCCCAGCGCTGACCGAACGTGCACTTTGCTCGGCCAGCAATGGCTGGATCTACGAGTGGGCCGAGAAGTCTGGTTCAGCTACGAGCACGATCCGTCTTGACTCGACTGGAAACGTGGAAGCTACCGCGGCGAAGGCGATCAGGATCTCGGCGAAAGAAAGCTTTGACCTGAGAAGCCTGTCCTCAGGGTTGACCCTGCAGGCCGGAACTGACCTGAACCTCAATGCCTCAGTGAACACCAACTTCTCGGCGACGCTTGTGGGCTTGACGGTAGTCAGCGGAGTAGAGGGTGTCCTTCCAGTGTTCGCCAACAATAATGCTACCGTGGCCACCGTGGCCTCTCCTGGACTGACGGTCTCCTCCACGCTAGTGACCGACCGCATGATCTTACCAGACCACGAGCCATGGGTCCGTGACGCCGATGAACAGAAGTGCAAGACTACCCGCAATCCTAAGTATGTTGGCTAGTGAACTTTTTGTCATCTCTTATAAAGAAAGTCTAGAGGTAATTTAATGGCTATGACCGCTCAAAGCATGATGACGCGCGTGCAGCGCTACGTCAGCGCAGTACCTCCCCCAACAGCGGCTGATCCAGCCTCAGCACAAGCCTACCAACAAGCCGTGCTCACGGCAATGTGCCAAGGTATCATCGAGGAGATCCAGATGGCTGCTCAGATCCAGGGCAACGACACGGTAACTGGAGCTCTGGTAACTGGAGCTCCGGGACAGGCGATTAAATAGTAGGGTAATCTCGGAGATCTCTCATGGCAGGCTTCAAGCAGTTCTACAACGGCTTCTCAACTCGGTATTACGAGGAACAGGGCGGCAAGTTTGACCTCCACGACGTCAACTTGATCGCCGAGGACCTCATGAACGAGATCATGACGCCGCGTGGCTCGAGGCTCTTCATGCCTGACTTCGGCACACGGATCCCACTTCTCATCTTTGAACCAAACGACGCCGCCACTATGGACGTCATCCGCGAGGATATCACCACGGTGGTCTCGCACGACCCGCGCGTTCAGCTCGTCGGGGAGATCGCCTTCATCCAGAATCCAGACACCTACGCTCTGGTCGCGGTCGCGAAACTCAACTATGTCGAGTTCGCGGTCACCAAAGATTTGTTTATTCAGATCAATAGCCGGTAACATAAATAGACGATGAGCATTTTCAAGCCACATTTCTCTATGTCAAGTGCTACTCGATCACTGGCAAATTGTAGGTACAAATAATGGCAACTTCACAACTGTTGAACAACGCCGAGAGCTGGGAAAAAGTCTACAAGGCTTTCCAGCAAATCAACTTCACCGCGTATGACTTTGACGCCGTCAAGCAGTCGCTGCTTGATTATTTGAAGCTCCAGTACCCTGAGAACTTCAACGACTACATCGAGTCCTCGCAGCTGGTAGCGCTCATCGAGGCGTTCGCATACGTCACCGAGCTTTTGGCTTATCGCGTTGATCTCTCTGTGCATGAGAGCACGATGGATGCTACGCGCAAGCAGAGCATCCTCCGCCTCGTCAGGCTCATCTCCTACACACCGTCGCGCAACCTGCCGCTGCGCGGCCTGGTGAAGCTCAACTCGATCTCGATCTCAGAGAATTTTACTGACTCGCAGGGCAACTCGCTGGGCAACCGCGTCATCAACTGGGACGATCCAAACAACCCGCTCTGGCGCGAACAATTCTTCGCCGCGATCAACAAGCTCATGACGCAGAGCTACGGCAATCCCTTCAAGTCGTTCCAACTCGACAACACCATCTTCCAGCAGTACGAGATCCGCAACGTTCTCGAAGCTCAAGCTGTTGGCAGCGCTTTCCAGAACGGGCTGCTCAAGACGTCCATAACCGTGAACGGGCAAGTGCTGCCGTTTGAGCTGGTGCCGGCAGACATTGACCAGAGCGGGGTCTTCGAGCGAGTTCCAAATCCAAATAACTACTTTACGTTCCTGTACTCGGATGACGGATTCGGCGACGCGTCAGACACTACTGGCTTCATGATGTATTTGAAGCAGGGCGTTCTGCAAAAGCTGCCTTACATCTTCGACATCAGCTTACCGAATCGTACGCTTGACATCAACGTACAAAACATCAACGAGACTGACGTCTGGGTGCAGAACGTCGACCCACTCGGTGTCATCTTGAGCACCTGGCAAGCTGTGCCGAACGTCGCTGGCACGAACTTGATCTTCAATAACTTCCAGAACATGAACAAGTACGAGGTTGAAACGCTCGAGAATGATCAGATCAAAATCATCTTCGGCGACGGCGACTTCGCGAACATTCCATCAGGCATCTTCAACATCTGGGTGCGCTCATCAACCTCTGGTGGCATCACCGTGCCAAAGTCACAGGTTGCAGGTCAAGCAATCACCTTCAGCTATACTTCAAGCACCGGTTCCTCTGAGAGCTGTACCTTGACCTTCTCGCTAGTAAGCGCGCTGCAGAACTCTGCTGTCGCTGAGGACGTTAACCACATCAAGAGCGTCGCTCCATCGGTTTACTACACCCAAAACCGCATGGTGAACGGCCAGGACTACAACTCGTACCTACTCCAAGACCAATCGATCTTGCGCCTGAACGCGGTCAACCGCACGTTCGCTGGCCAGCCTAAGTATCTTGACTGGAATGATGCTTCTGGCTCGTACCAGAACGTCAAGATCTTCGGTGATGACCTTCGCCTCTACTACAACATCCAAGCTCTAGCCTCAACTTCTACCACCTCGTCGCGCTCCCTGATCGACGACGTGCTTGAGCCGATGCTGTCAACTGCCGGCATCAATAACTTGCTCATCTATGCCGCTTATAACGAACCGTTTAGCATCACGTACCAGACCACCTCCGGCCCGAAAACCATCAACGTTCGTCCGTACGTAAAGCCTCGCACTAAGTTTGTTGAGGACTCGACTCAAGTTATTTTCAACGTCCCCGTCCAAGAAAAGACCGAGATCCAGGGCTTTCTTGATCGTCACTGGTACGGCGAAGCCGACACTGTGGTGCAATTGGACGTCAATCTAT